ACCTACTGACGAAAACGTTGCTTCTGGTACGGCGGATGTCTATCGTTGGAAGGTTTATGGCCTTGGTCAATACGCAGCGCTTGACGGGGCGGTGATAAAGCGGTGGGCCGAAGGAGCGTTCAACGACGAATTAGAATGGATAGGAGGAGTAGATTGGGGAACGACAGACCCTACAGTTTTAATCCGCGTGGCAATAGATGAGAAGCATAAGAAAATCTACGTCGATGAATGTGTTTACAAAGCGATGGATGGCTCAATAGAGATCCGCAACGCCTTTCGGCACTACGTTGACAATAAAAGGCTCTTGGTATGCGATAGGGCGCAGATGATGAGCATTAACGACCTCAGACGGCCTGACGAAGAAGGCCTTGCATTTAACGCCATACCTTGCTTTAAAAGAGCAGGGATTGTAAAGGACAGATTAAAGTGGTTGAACAACTATCAAATCGTTGTAACGCCGAGATCCGTAAACGTCAAAAAAGAGCTGAACAACTACATATGGGCCAACAAAAAAAGCGGGTTGCCTATTGACGATTGGAACCACGCGATTGACGCATTAGGCTATGTTTACACCTACTATTATATGAATGTTTTGCGGCGATGATGAAATATGTACTTTTGTTTAAACACAAGTAGATGGCTTCAATAACAAACTTCCGTTCTTGGTTTAGGTCAAGGAATCAACCTCAAGTTTTCCAAAATCTCTTCTACTCACTCAGTAACGCATTTAGCAAAACGAGCCTTTCGGACAAGCAAGCCATTGAGGAAGGGTATTTGTCAAATGATGTTTGGTACAGCGTAGTGTCTAATATCGCTGAGAATGTATCTTCGTTACCAATAGCACTTTATGAAAAGGATGCAAAAGGAGAATTAACAAAGATCACAAGTGGAGAAATCTTCGAACAAATCTTTGACCCAAACGCAGATCAGACTTTCCGTGAACTTCTCGAGGAGCAAGCGATATTTCTTTGCAACACAGGAGAGGCATACTTTTTTACTCCGGTCAGGTCAACGGGGTTCAAAGCGAAGAGTGTCATTCCGGTTCCTCCTGAATTAGTCAAAGTCAAGCTGACTTCAGAAAGTATTTTCGCGGGAGTTAAACATTACGAAATTCAGGACAACGGCAAAACTAAGATTGTTCAACCGGAGGAGATCTTACACATAAGGCTTCCAAACCCAAGTATTCAAGGACGCAAATCAAGGAATGGACTTTCGCCATTACAGGCAGGGTACAATCGTTTAATGGCTTCGAACCAAAACGCTGTTGGTCAGGCTTCATACTTCAAGAATCGCGGGGTGTCCACTATCCTATCAGCAACAGGCGGCGCACACGGACTCATCTTAGGCGATGATGATCGTAAAGCTATCGACCAAGCAAACGTTGACAGACTTGGAGGAGCCAATAAGATGAACAAGGTCATAACAGTAGGAACGCCGATGTCCAAAATTGAGCTCGGTGCTTCATCCTCTGATATGAAAATGATCGAGCACGACATTCAGTTTTTACGAGCGTTGTGCAACCTTTTGCACCTTCCTTCTCAGCTATTCAATGATCCGCAGGGAAAGACGTACAACAATATGAAGGAGGCAAGGATTGCGGCATACCTTAACTGCTACATACCCAAAGCTAAATTATTCCTCGAGGGGTATGAGAGAACGATTCTGAAGAGCTACAACACGGACTCAACGAAATACTGCTTGAAGATAAAGATGGATGAGATTGAGGCTTTGCAGCCGGATCCATTCGAGGCCAAAAAGTTAGCTCAAGAAGAGGTGATGAAGGGGCTAAAAACACGGAATGAATACCGGATGCAGTTCAATCAGGAAGCGATTGACTTGGAGGAAATGGACATTCCTTCAGTACAGCAAGCCGCAATACCAATTAATCAACAAGGGAATGGAGAAGGACAAGAGGGTAAATAAGGAGAAACTTGCAGAGGCTAAGAAGGTCAAAAAGAAGCAAGTCGATGAGAAACAAATCGTGAAGAAATGAGAATCAAGACACCCAAATTCGAAACGCAAAAGGAACTGATCAAGTACCTGATTGAGAATAAATCAGACCTCATCAAGCAGAAGAAATCTCTTCCGATAGAGCTTGACAATATGCCGAACATTCCAAGTATTGGAAAGGGGATAGCAAGCAAGTCAGAGTTTGCCGACGATGAACGGATTCAGGTCGATGCCATTGGGAACCTTGCTATGTGGTACGACTCACATCAAGACGTGATGCTCACGGATTCGTGGACGAAATCAATTTCTGAACGAGGAACTTTGATACCAATCTTGAAAGATCACCAACATTCCGTGTCGGCCAAGATTGGTAAAACGATTGAGGTGTACACGAAAGACCTTTTTCTGAAAGATCTCGGAGTCGATTGGTCAGAGGTGAGACAAGCGCAGGGGTTAATATTTAAGTTTGAGCCTCGCAAGTCATTCGATGAGAAGGTTTACACGATGTACAAAGAGGGAGAAATCAATCAACACTCTATTGGATTACAATACGTAAAGATTGACCTTGCCGTAAACGATCCGGAGGATGAAGAAGAGTATGCCGTATGGAGAAAATACATCGACAAAATCATCAACAAGGAGGATGTCATTAAAAATGGCTACTTTTGGGCAGTAAAGGAGGCCAAGATTCTTGAGCTTAGTGCGGTATTATTTGCATCAAACACAATGACTCCTGTTCTTCAAATCGAAACACTCAAGAATGAGCCGTTGCAAAACACTCCGAAAGAGCCGTTGAAATCAAATTCAATTTTTACACTTATAGCAAAACAAAAATGAAAAAAGACATTCAAAGATTAGAATTACCTGATTTCTTGGAAGAGAAAAGCATTACAATAGATGCCTTCGGAGAAATGGAAGTTGCTGAGCAAGTAAAGCTCTACAACGAGTTTCACGCAGACGGCTACAAACGTTTGTCGGATATGATTGAAGCAAAGGCTACTCCTGACGCAATCAAGGAAGCCAGAGAAGAGATCACCCGTTCTATCAACGAGGCAAATTCAAAGACCACAGAGCTTTTGGCTATCGTCAAAACTCAAGGTGAGGCCATCGAAAAAATGAACCTTGCGCCAAGCGAACCTACTGCACGACTTTCATTCAAGCAGCAAGTTCACAAAGCGTTAAGTGAGAACAAAGACAAGCTCGTTGCTTTGGCAAAAGCTGAGTTCGAGAAGGATGCAGAAGCAGCCATATTCTCTTTCAAAGCTGTTGGAGATATGTCTATTGGAGGCAACGTTGATACAGGAGCAACAGGTATTGAATATCCTCAAGCCCTATTAATTCCAGGTCTTGCATTACATCCATCAAGACGGGTAAGGCTTCTTGACATTGCAGTTGGTGGAAGCATCAGCACAAATCAAGTTAAGTGGACTTATCAAGATGGTGAAGAAGGAACAGCCGGTCAAACAGGAGAAGGTGTTCTTAAAAACCAAATTGACTTTAATATTGAGTTGGGCCAAGAAGATGTAGTAAAGACTACTGCATTTATTCGGGTAACTGATGAAATGTTAGAAGATATTGAGTTAATGGCAAGCCACGTTTCTACTGAATTGCAGAAGAAAATTCTTCTTGCTGTTGAAACAGGTATGTACAGTGGAGCAGGAACAGGATCTACACTGCACGGAGTTCAGACAATAGCAGGCCCTTGGTCAGCAGGAGCTTTTGCAACGTCAATTAACGAGGCAAACACAGTCGACGTGTTAAGAGTTGCACAAAACCAAATCCTACTAGCCGATCACGAAGGAGCAACGCACATTCTTATGAATCCTCAAGAGGTAACAGACTTAATGCTAACAAAAGCAACAGACGGTCAATATGTGCCTCCTGTATCTAACGTAGGTGGAACGCTTTTGCTTGATGGAATGGTTATTATTCCAACAACTTTGGTAACTGCAAATACAGCCTTAATTGGTGATTTTAGCAAGTTCTTCTACCTTCAGCGTTCACCGCTTTCAATCGAAGTTGGATTGAACGGCAACGATTGGAGAGAGAATTTTAGAACTGTTCGTGCTGAGTGGAGAGGTGTGTCATTTGTAAAACATCCTGACCGCACTGCATTTGTTTACGTTAGCTCAATTAGCGCAGCTAAGACAGCATTGGAAACTCCATAGAGTTCCAACACTATATGATTAAAAAAAGAAGCCTCGAAATTCGGGGCTTTTTTTATACCTTGCAACGAACTTAAAAACTAAGTAATGGGTAACAAGAAAAAAGAAGAACCGGCACACAAGACAGTAAAGGTTTATGCAACAAAGGCTAAAGCAGGAAAGGTTCAACATTTAGAGATGGGCGTTGCTCACGAAATGGATCCGGAGCTTGCCGAAAGTTTGATCAAGCTCGGAAGAGCTCAGAATACCAAGCCTGCCGCAAAATAGTAATAGATTCAACTTAGTCAAATCAAGAACCTCCGCAATATGTGGGGGTTTTTTTGGTTTAGTGCGGATTTAGTAGTATATTTACGGAGTCAAACAAATTAAACGTCAAGCAAAATGGAAATCAATCACAAATATCAAGTAGGCGATAGGGTCAAATACAGAGGCGATTTCGGAAGTGGAAGAGTCGAGGTAGTGGTAATTACGAACATCGGTGAGAAAAACGACCATCCCGTTTACGATTTAGACAACGGGCATTGGTGCTACGAGGATCAGATAATCTCACAAGCCTAATGTTCACGCGAAAACAACATCTCAGCAAAGAGTGCACTCACAGAGAGTACTATGCTCAGTTCGTCAACGAAGGGCTTCCGGAAGTAGTTGCAAGGATCATCGGCGCAGACCGGATTCTCAACTCCACAGACCCAAAACACTTCAACGACATTAAACTCATCTATTGGGATATGTGTCAAAGCATCCCAATGGGAACGGGACAGAAGATGAAGGAACACGGAGATTATCTCACAATGGCAGGGAAGAACTGCATCCTCAAGGAAGCGGCAAAACAATTTTACGAAACGTCAAACAAATTAAATGAACGCAAATAGACTCACAATTAAAGCAGTATTGCTTAGTGTAATCGGGGAGCATAAAGGCTTTCCACCACTACCAAATGCATCAGGGGCAAAAAGGAACTTTAAGGAAATGGTAGGGTTGCCAAGAAACGCATCGAACAAAGCTGTCCTTGAGGAGCTCAGAAGGACGTACGATTATAATCAGTTCCTTCCGGAGTTCGAGAAAACGTGCCGCAACTTTAAATTGGATCCTCAAACCTTTAAAGCCTTATGAAGCCATATAGCAAAATCAACCGACTCTCGTTAGTTCGGGAGGAGTCAGAGCAAGACCAAATAAATGTGCGGAGTTCGAGGGAAACAGAAAAGCTCCTCAGGGACGTATGGGACGATTCTCTTGACATCTATGAAAGTTTTTACTTAGTTCTACTCAACAGGGCAAACGACACGACAGGGATCGTTAAAATCAGTCAGGGAGGTATTAGTGGTACAGTTGCAGATATTCGGCTCATCGCAAAGTACGCCATCGACAGCTTATCCACCTCAGTAATCCTTGCTCACAACCACCCTAGCGGTAATCTGAAACCAAGCTCTGCCGACATTACGCTCACGGAGAAAATAAAAAAGGCATTACAACTATTCGACATTCAAGTTTTAGACCATATTATTTTAACCAAGAACAGCTATTGCAGCTTTTCAGATGATGGAAGATTATGAGAGAGTACAAGATCATACACGTTATTGACAAAGACCACATCGAGGCGGATCCAAAAGTTCAAAAAGTGTTTGAGCTATATGAAGATGCACTACATCGCCAAGTCAAAGCGTACACTGAGCAAAGCTCAATAAGCCAAGCGTTCATAATCGACTATGCCGGCTTAGATGTCATACTGATTCAGACAAGAACAGCAGACGGGCTCAGAGTTCTGAATTCTCTATCACCATACTCAAATCGAGCAATCGGAAACTTTAGGCAAGTAATCATTCACAACGGATTAGTCAAGCTCTTGGATTCATATTTTGCTCGGGCAAATCGAAAGGAGATTGAGAGGCTTGGCATATTAGTAACCCGTTCATTATAGCAGTCGGGGGAAAACTTTACATTAGCATTATGGAATTGGACTTGAGGGTTGCAGAGGGAGAAACAATTTACGCTTACAGCATTGATACAGCCTATCGAAACAGAAAATTCAAGAGGCGGATCCAAAAGGAGGAAGATTGGTATCTGTCAGAACTCGAACAAATTCAAGCTGAATTCTTAAAGCTGTTATTTGATCCGAATCTCCATTGCTCATACGATGTCCTTTATCAGAATCTCCTCGAGTGGCAAGGGAAGCTGCATAAGAAAGGTAAAGAGAAGCGGCTGAAATACATTACCCCAAACCCAAAGTATATTCATCACATTTACAAATCTCAAGTATGACGTTCAATAACTTTTTTGGCCTTGTAATGGGGCTTGCGGCAATCGTTTTAGGTGTATGGAAGTTTGGTTTTTGGCTTCCAATTATCGTTGCGATGATGATCTACTCACATAAAGCGGTGTCGAGCAAGAAGTAGGACAGGCTACTGCCGCAAATAAATCCTTAAATTTGCTAAATGGCAACCATTCTAAAAGAAACAGATTTTGACTTGGGCGTTTTGCGCTTGAATCAAGACCAGAATACAATCAATGACCTCTCAGCAATCATTGACGCAAACAAAGAATCCTTCCTTGTTAAAAACATTCTTGGAGTAACTCTCGGTGAAGCATATCTCTCTGATTTAATTGGAGATCCTCTTTTGCCTCAATCGGCAGCGAACATAGCCATCTTCTCAGCCTTTGAATTTACTTACTCTGATGTTTCATATTACTGCAAAGGGCTCAAGGAGATTTTGAAGGGGTTGCTTTATGCCGAGTTCGTGAGTGATCAGGGAGTCGTGAACCAATCCGCAGGGAATGTAAAACTGAGTCAGGAGGCTGTTTCATCAGAAGGACTTCACGCCAAGGCAATCATTGAATACAATCGAGCCGCACGAGAAGTCGATTACTTGCAGATGTTCGTCGATGATAATGCGGCAGATTATCCAGACTTTAATGGAATAACCATAAACTTTAGAGGCACCATATAATGACTCCACAAATTCTGCTTCAGCAAGTGATCAATTCGATGCTTCCGCAAATCATTTTGACAAGCGTTGAAGCCTCCGGAACCAATTGGAAATGCTACACCGAAAACACGCAATATCTCAACACAAATATGCGGGTTGCTATGGGAGGCAACGATTACAAGGTCGTTGAGTTCGTGCAAGACTCGTATATCATCGTGGAAGGAGTTGAGC